GAGTAGGCTCCTGCATCTTCTTTTCCGTCGATTGTGATGATGTGCATTAGATTACTTCACATGCCTCTTGGTATACTTCCTTTATTATATCCTGTATCGTTGACTTTTGCAAATCAATCTCAGACTCTTCCACATATCTATTTAATATGGAAAGAGTGTCTTCAGATTCAAATGCTTCAAACTCTTCGTTCTCTTGTAGTTGAAAATTTTCAAGTATCTTAAGTTCATGAACATCTGATGCGTATATCTTATCAATATATCTTTCAAACTTTTTAGGATCAGTCTTTTTACGAACAATTAACTTTAATATCTTACCTGCAAACTCTCTTGTATCAAGAAGCTGTGCGTCATCATCTTCATAATATAGATTCAAAAATATACTGTATGGATTATTGTAAGGTGTATGCTTCATTGTATCAGTATCAAAGATATGAAAACCACGATTGTCTCCCACATCATTCCAATACATCTCATATGGATTACCTAGATAATAAACTTTTCCATTATCAGATCTTGTATGATAATGTCCTGAGTAAACTCTCTCAAACTTATCAAATATTTTAACATCAGTTCCATGATCCATAAAGAATCCCTTATTCATCTCAAATCCTTTACACTCAAGATGTCCCATCACACAAGGTGATTTTGATTTACTAATAACCTCCATTGTTTGCTCTTCATTATCAGAGTTTATCCAAGGTATTAATAATACATTCAACTTATCTAACTTAATATCTGTTGCTTCTGAATATACTTTCACATTATCATATTCTCTAAGTAAAAGATCAACAGCGTTTATCTCGTTTGTGTTCTTATAGTAGGCTGTATGATTACCAACAATCGTGTGCACTGTACAACCCATCTGCGCGAGACGATCATAGTAATGGTCTTTTGCCCATGATAATGCAGCAAAGTCAATACCCTTACGACTATCAAAGGTATCTCCCATATCTACGATTGTAGTGATTCCTTCTTTTTCTAAAGTAGGGAAAAATACGTCATTGTAAAATTTAAGAAAGAAATCATGAAATACCTTTGAATTTTTACGACATCCAAAGTGTTGATCTGTTATTATTGCTATCTTCATTTCTTTTTCTTTGGATAATATTGGAATCCCTCTGTTTGTTCTTGTAATTCAGAGAGTTTGAAAGTTATCATCTTATCCCAAGGTGTGTGACTATCCATCAAAACAGCAGCCTTACGACCTTGTATTCTTTGAACACACCCTACATAACCTCGATATATTGAATTTTCATCAATTACTTTAACTGTAGAACCCGGTAAAATCATTAATTACGAAGCTTAGAATGAACAGCATCTTTAATTTGATTATAGTCTGAAGTGGTCATTCCGTCAACCTTATCACCATGCATAACTTCATCATATCCTGATCTTTCTAGGATTTTATTTTTGATGTCAAGTTGTCTTTTTTCTCTTTGTATTCTGCGGAGAAATGCATAATGTATAATCTGCGTAAAGTAAGCAAAAGGATTTTTGGATTTCTCAGGATTAAAATTATGAATGTATTGAACGCAATTTTCGATTCCATCGGAGATCATGTCCTCCTTAAACATGTAGTTTACAAAGTTAGGTTTAAATGATAAATGATTTGCGATCTTTAAAAAACAATCACCAATATATCTTGGGATGACTGGTTTTGGTTTGTTCTGTATTTGTGCGATCTCTACATCTTCTCTATATCTAATTAAAGCTGCAAGAAACTCTTTGTTATTAACATAATGTTCCGATCTTTTTCGTTTAGGCATATTCCTAGTTATCGCCATAATTATAATCCTTATTATGTAGAAAGTATAACATTTATACAGTATTAAGGCAAGCACTTGACAACATATCAAAATATGTGTACAATAACCTTTGTAGAGGTTTAAGGATATTAGCCCTTTGATTCTTTAGATTTATATAGTTTCTCTAGTATATCTTTTGCATCATTTACTGTTGAAATATATCCCATTTTACGACTTAATTTAGGTTCATCGTTTTTTGATCGAGTGGTATCTCTTAACCATCTTTGATACATTGATATCATTTCTACATCTGATGATTCTGACATTGTTAATACTTCACTCAAATCCACCATAAACATATCGTCCTTACTTGTTTTAAGCCATGGTTCTACCTTATATCCTGTCATTCCATTTTTACTTTTAACTTCACTCACCATGATTGGATTTGATATTAATAATACAGTTCGATTCACTTCTTCAGAGGCAGCGACTTTTGCAAAGATCTCCTCTCCACTCTTGAATTTGATAGTAGCATAAAAGTCGTCTTCGATCATTTGTCTTTGAGTTGTATTGTTATTATATCATAGTTAAAGTTTTCTTCATTATAAATTTTAATTCTTTCAATAAGATGATTCAATGTGTAATTTTTCCTTGATTTAACTGAGCAGTCATCAGAGATATCGTATAGAATAGCTTTGGTTTTGTTAGTTCCTTTTCGGAGAACTCTTCCAATGCTTTGGAGGTTTCGTATTCTGGACTTTGAAGGAGAGGCGAAAACAATATTATGCAAGTTTTTAATATTGATACCTGTTGAAAATGTGCCATAAGATGCAACAATGATAGCATTCACTTCTCTCTCAGTGATCTCTCGAATTTGTTCTCTTTCTTCAGCATCCACACCACCATGAACAAAGAAAACTTTTCGCTCATCACTCTTGTTTGTATTTATCATACTGTATAGCACTGAACCATGGGCTTGTACTCTACTATACAAAATGAGCGTATTACCTTTAAGATCAAGTGCTAAGTTTGTAATAAATTTATTTCTCTGTTCATGAGATATTAGATATTCAATCTCATCATTATATGTTTCAAACTTTTGTGGTGGATGTTTTAATACAAGACACTGAATATCTAACTGTGAAAGATGCCCTTGTTTCATAAGTTCATCTGTTTTAGTCACCTTGTATGATGGCCCAAATAGTCCCTCTAAGACCCATTTATGCGTCTGTGTGCCGTCTAAAGTTCCTGTGAATCCAAACCTATACTTTGCATGGTGTAATTTTGTCATTATAGATATTAATGACTTACTTTTAAATAAGTGAGCTTCATCACCAATCACAACGTTATAATCTTCAAAGAAAGTTCTGTCTAATTTATAAACAGACTGCCATGTTGTAATTGTAACTGGAAACTCATTGGTTTTTTCTTTACCCGAATATATTCTGTGACAGTATGACTCAGAATCCCAACCATAATCCTGAAAGTCCTTATACATCTGCTCTACAAGAGATGTCGTCGGAACAACTAGCAGGATTTTTTGATGTTTATCTACGTAGTATCTTACGAGAGAGTAAATCATCAAAGATTTTCCTGAAGCAGTCGGTGATATCAATAGCTTTCTATTGTGCTTTAAGGCATCGAATACTCCGTCAACTTGGTATTGTCTGGGAGCATGAGAACAAATAGATCTCATGTAATCTTTTACACCTTCATATGAGATTCCATCATTCTGTTCAAATGGAACTCCATAATATTCATTGTCTACAAATTTATAACTATAATCGTGTCTCTTGCAAAATGCGATGATTCGATCTAACAGACCAACATAGATCCTCTTTGATCTTAAATCAAATAAATGTATTTCACCATTCCAATTGCGATTCCGATATTGAGGCATGAACTTTGCACTCTCAACTTGGAATGTGAAGTGATCTCTTAACTCATATTCAATATGAGGATCTGCTTTGACTCTAAGAAATACTTCATTCGCTTTGGATATGACAACATTAGCAGAAGTGTTTATCACATAGATCCATGAATCTATATGTATTTATCACCCCATTCCAGCGTTAAATCTCATGAACTCAATTGCATTTTTGATTTGATATGTGCGATTCTGTATGACTTTTAATATACTTTCTAAGTATGTAAGCATAGTATCATAGTATTCAATCTTCAAAGATGCATTAGATAGTTTCTCATCAGCATCCAAATACTTTGTCATTGTATCTTTATCTCTTATCTTTTTTGGAAAAGGATTCTGAATGTAAACATCAGGGTCAGCCTTACCACTAAAGTATTCATATCTTTCGTGTCTTATATTCTTTCTCTGTTGCTCTGCTTTTTTTCTCAGTAAAAATATTGTATTGTATATCTGAAAGTATTTTGCATGTAGTGATGGTATATTCAAAGATTCATCATGTAGGTTATCTCGGTCTATTTTTGCGTCTTTCTCCCACATTTCTTGAATCGTATCAAGATCAAAGGTCATTTCCCTCCAAGTCGGTAATATTGTACATGGTGTATTTAAAACTTACATCTGCTGTAAAGTATTCAATATCAGTATCTGTAGCATCAAATGATAATGTTGTCAAACTATAGGGCCACAAATCTGTGAATTTAACATTGAATTTTGCTACAAGGTTGCTGCTAAGTATTTGCAATGTGCCATCAGAATATATGTCTTGTCCAGACTGACCGTAATTTCTTTTTGGTGTCTGTCCACTTTTTTCCCAGTCACGAAACTCTTGAACAGTTTCTGGAAATCCTAATCCACGAAGCCATTTTTGAATCTCCATGTAATTAGTTAAGTCTTCATCCACAAGAAATCTAATATTTAAGTCTCCAAAATCAATCTTATCTCCGGGAACTGGAATGTCTCTAAGATAATTTGGTTGATTTGCAACACCTAAATTTAGATCTGGAATGTTTGCACTATTGCAGAAGTAAGCAACACCGGGACTTCGTTTAAGATTAAACTTAAAGCCAACTGGTGCAAGGAAATTCCTATTATCAATTTGTGATGGACGGGTTGCCATTAGTTCTGAGCAGGTCTCCTCTTGTATTTATTATAGCATAAAAAAAGAGACCCGTGAAGGGTCTCCTGAAAGATATAAGCATCTTGCTTACATAAGGTTTTTAACAGCAACACGTCTGTAGTAACGGTTAGCGTTAACACTAAGGATACCGCTTCCTGCCTGTGTGCCTTCTGCGAATGGGTTAGCAACCATACCATAACGAGTCTTAAACCCGATTTTTGGCTGGAATGTGTTCTCTCCCACAGCACGAACCATCTGTAGTGGAACGTATGGGCAGTAGAATAATCCTGCGTCATATGGTGAAGAACCTTTGTATCCCATAACGTAGTACTGTGAAGCAGCAACGTTAGCAGCAAAAGGATCAATGTATACTCTGTACTTACCTTGAAGAACACCAGCAAATGTATTGCCTGTGTCATCTACATTAAGGTTAGCATTTAAAGCAGGAGTGTAATCCAATACACCTGCCATTGTCAAAGCGGAAGCAACGTCTGCGGAGCAGAGGATCATGTTGCCCTTTCCTCGACGAGTTTCCTGTGCGATTGCGTTAGCATCTCTTTCCATCTGGAAGATCAGTCCTTTGAATTTCTCAACTGACCATCTACCGTTACTGTCTGTGTCTAGGTCAAATGTACCTGCAGAAGCAACGTTTGCTTGTGCACCAGATTTAGCAACCTTATAGATTGTTCTGATAACTTCTCTGTTGATCTCTGCAAGAATCTCTGTTGAAAGAATGTTAGCAAGTTCTGCTTCAGCATTCAATCCATGAATTGCCTTAAGATCTTGAGCAAGTTCTAAACTGTACTCTGCCTTTAGTGCTCTGGATTTCGCAGTCACGGTGACTTTCTCGATTGAGAATGCCATTTCGTTGAACTCGTTACCAGATGTTCCTAGTGCTTCAGAGTCCTCAGTATCCATACCACGACCAACTGGGTATGTGTTATGAACCTGTGAACCTTCTGGGTTTAGTGCAGCAGGGTTAGATGCTTGATCACCACCTGTGGTACCGAAACCAACTGCTCCACCTGTCAACGCACCTTCATTCTGTGTATAACCAGCAGAGATGTCGTTTCCTCCATCTGGATGCTGTGCTGAGAATGCTGTATCTGGTTCGTTGAATAGTGCTTCTGCTCCACTCTGAGATGTAAATCTAGATCTCATTGCGAAGATAAGTCCTGTTGGGCCGCTCATTGGTTGTACACCTGCTAGGTCA